CGGGCCAGTACTATAAGGGCGAACCTTTCGGCAACGAAGAGGAAGGCCGGTCGCAGGCAATGTCTATGGATGTACGGGATACTGTACAGGCCATGATGCCGTCTATTGTGAAAGTATTTTTTGCGGCGAACAACGTCGTTGAGTTTGCGCCGAACGGCCCAGAAGATATTGAGAGCGCGCAGCAAGCAACGGATTATGTTAACTACTGCCTGACACGCGATAACAATCTATTCAGCGAATGCTATTCTACATTTAAGGACGCCCTGATCCGTAAGAACGGGATCATGAAAGTCTGGTGGAATACTGAGAAAGATGTCACGACCCACTACTTCACGGGTCTGGACGAGGCTACCTTCTCGGTACTTCAGGCCGACGAAAACATCGAAGTTAAGGACGTAGAGATTACCTACGGCGCAGCGCCGATGGCTCCGCCAGAAATGATGGGTATGCCAGCCCCACCCGCACCCGCGACATACGACTGCACTGTTGTTCGTACAGTCGAGAAGGGCCGTCTGTGCGTTCAGTCCGTACCGCCAGAAGAGTTTCTGATTGACCGCCGTGCGCGCTCTATCGAGACAGCCGAATTTGTAGCCCACCGTCGTTACGTTACCGTATCCGATCTGGTGAAGATGGGCTATGATTTCGATGAGGTTCAAGACCTTGGCTACGAAACGCTAGATGACTTTGGCGGAAACGAAGAAGCTTTTGATCGTAACCCGCAAGCATTCGTTCAGATCACCGGCCGCACAGATACAACATCGCGCAAAGTCCTATACATTGAGGGCTATGTGTACGTTGACATGGACGGCGACGGGATTGCGGAACTTTGCCGCGTCTGCGTTGCTGGCTCGGCTAACAAGATACTGCACTACGAACCCTGCGACTTTATTCCGTTCGTAGACTTCTGCCCTGACCCAGAGCCGCACACATTCTTCGGCATGTCGATTGCCGACGTAACGATGGACATTCAACTTATCAAGTCGAATATCCTGCGCAACACGTTGGACAGCTTGGCCCAGTCGATCCACCCACGCACGGGTGTTGTTGAAGGCCAAGTCAACCTTGAAGACGTAATGAACACCGAAGTTGGTGGCATCATCCGTATGCGTGCGCCAGGCATGGTGCAGCCGTTCACGATGCCGTTCGTCGGGCAGCAAGCCTTCCCGATGTTGCAGTACATGGACGAACTGCGTGAGAACCGCACAGGTATTTCCAAGGCCGCATCTGGCCTCGATGCTAACGCGCTTCAGTCTTCGACTCGCGCTGCTGTCGCGGCTACGATTACTGCTGCGGCGCAACATATCGAATTGATCTGCCGTATCTTTGCCGAGACGGGCATGAAGGGCCTGTTCCGCAAGTCGATGCAGCTTATCGCCAAGAACCAAGATGCACCACGCATGGTGCGTCTGCGCAACACGTTCGTTCCGATTGACCCACGGGTGTGGGACGCAAGCATGGATGTTGTTGTCAACGTCGCTATCGGCACTGGTAGCAACGAAGAGAAGATGGCGTTCTTAGGTCAAGTCGCAGCCAAGCAAGAGATGTTGATGCAGACGGGCGCGCCGTTGGTTGACATGCAGGGCTACTACAATACGCTGGCCCAGATGATGGCACTGGCGGGATATAAAGACCCGACTGTGTTCTTCAAAGACCCAGCCATGATGCCGCCTCCGCCTCCGCCTGCACCACCGCAGCCAACACCAGAAGAGATGTTGTCTCAGGTTCAGATGGAAGCAATCCGTGCTGACATCCAGAAGAAGGCAGCAGAACTTGAGTTGCAGCGTGAAGACATGCTGCGCAAGGATGACCGTGAGCGCGACAAACTCGACGCCGACCTTATGATTAAGGCTGCTGAGATTGAAGCCAAGTACGGCACGCCGGTTAACACGGCCAACATCGAGGCCATGATCCTGCGTGATCGTGAGATGGTGCGTCAGCAGGACGAAATGGATCGTGCGGCAACGCAAGCGCAGCAGGCCGCGCAGAACGCGCAGATGGCACAGGCAGTTCAACAAGCACAGATGCCAACTGAAATGCCGATGCAACCAGAAATGCCACCAGAAGGTATGATGTAATGTTTGAAGATTATTACTATAATGATCAACAACTACAGGGGCTTTTAGACTCCATTGGGTATTCCACGCCAGCCGCAGAGCCTATCATGGATACTCCCCGACAAGCGGCTGTTATGCCGATGACGCAAGAGGCCGCGCCTGCGGCCGACGCTGCACCTAATTACATGACAGACCTTTTAAGTACGTTACGCGCTGCGGGTATGTCCGAAGCCGATCTGGTAGGCTTATCCAACTTTAGCGGCTTTGATAACAGCCTGTACGGATTGAACTTTGCTTCCAACTTTGGCGGCGGGCCAATGGGTGGCATCTACCCCAACGATCCTAATTTGCAGTACATCAACGCGCCTACATCCAATAAAGGTAACCCCACTTCGCCATCAGGCAACGTATTTACGATGACGCCTGACCAGAAGGTGCGCCTCGTTGACCTCCGTACTAATACGGTTGTGTTTGAAGGCACGGGCTACGACGCCGCACGCGAGGCAACCAGACTAGGCCAGAACCTAACCGATACCCTTGGCCGCAAAGCAGAATACAACATCCAAACCGCAAACCCAGCGGGCGAGTACACGACTGTCGCCAACGAGAAAAAGAACAAAAGTACGCTAGGCGAGATTGCTAACGTCGTCGGTACTGTCGCGCCTTTGGCATTAAGTTTTGTGCCGGGCTTCGGACAACTTAGCCTTCTTGCAAAAGTCGCAGCCGCCGCTGGCACGGGGGGTTTAGGCGCTGCGCTTAAGGGCGACGACATATTAAAAGGCGCGCTACTTGGTGGCGCTACCGCTGGTATAGCAAGCGGCACTGGGCTTGATAAAGCACTTGGTGGCGTGTTGGGCAACGTTGGTAGCAGCGCAGCGCAAGCTGGTGGTCAAGCTGCGGGTCAAGCTGCGGGCGACATCGTAGTCACAGGTCTATCAAAGGGTTTACAGGCCGCAGGCGGCGCACTTGGTCAAGCAGCTTTATCGCAAGCAGCAAAGGCAGGCTTGAGCGAAGTCACTGGCTACAAGACACCAGCCGAGCAGTTTTCTCAACAGCCACTGCCAGAAGCGTTCCAACCACCAGTCGATATGTACGCCGGTATCAAGCCTATTGATGTGCTTGCGAATAGGGCCGCGTCTGGATCAGGTTCACCCTTTGGTGCGTCATTCCCTATACCCGTTGACGCAATGCTTTCAGGCGTGTTGGCCGCGGCACAACCAGCCGCAGCACAGCCGACACCAACACCGCAGCCAGAAACTGTGCAGCCAGTAGCAGAAGAACCAGGCACTATTGTTACTGGAATGGAAAGCTACAACCCAACAGAACTACTTGCGGCTTTGGGTGGCGCTGGCGCTCTTGCTACTGCCGCTGCTACGGCAGGCGGTGGTGCTGGTGCAAGTTCAAACGTAGTCGATGGGGTTGACCAAGCCACGGGTGAAATCGTTGTTAGCACGCCAAAGCCATATCTGTCACCTGAAGCATTGGCTGCTGTAATGGCCGGTGGCGCTCCTACCAGTCTACTACCTGACAACTTCTTTGAGTCACCATCGGACAATAAGTTTAATTTTAAGGACGTTCTCGGAACGGGCTTATCCGTACCTCAACTTCTATCTCTTGGTAGTGTCGGGGCCGATCTTCTGCAAAGCCTTTTGACTGGCGGCGGTGGTGGCGCAGGTGCGGGAACGCCGTATGTTTCCCCATTCGGTACAGGCGCAGGCTTTGCCCCACGCCAAGACATGCGCGCCAATCCAAATATCATAGACTATGAGCGGTATGGTTTTGGCCCAGAGGCTATGTTCTTCCAGCCACAGTATACCGGCCTTCTTCCGGCGAACGCTCCGGCCCCACAAGCACCAGCCGGAATGAGCATTAACCCCGCTTTGATGCCGTTATTCTAATGGATGCAATAACAAAAGCTAACCACGCCAAGCGTCTTCTTGAGGATGAACTTCTCAAGGAGGCATTCGCTCAAGTGGAAAGAGATATTTTTGAAGAGTGGCGCATGTCCGGCTACGCCGACGACAACGCCCGCTCTGACATGTTTCACACGCTCAAAGGACTTGAGCGGTTGAAAGCCCGCCTACAGGCAATTCTTGACGATGGCTTAGTCGCCAAATCAAGGAGTTAACATTTATATAAAAAGGTGCTATATATGACGGAACAAGTCGGCAACCCCAATGCTGGGATCGGCCTCCACGAAGCAAGCCTAGCCATCGACCAACTGCTTGGCCCGAATGAGGACAACCAAGACACGGCCGAGGCGCAAGAGCCTGAAGAGGCTCAGGACGACGCGGAAGAACCTGAAGCCGAGGATTACTCGGAAGAAGAGGAATACGATCAGTCCGACCCGGATGAAGAGGACGACAACGAAGAGGTTATCGAACAGGAACTTCCTGATGATCTAACTATCAAGGTTAAACTTGACGGTGAAGAAGCGGAAGTCACCCTTGACGAACTTCGGAAAGGTTATTCTCGTTACTCGGATTACACACGGAAAACTCAGGCATTAGCTGAAGAACGCAAGTCGTTCCACGGCGAAGCCGAAGCGATCCGTATGGAACGCGCTCAATACGCGGAACTGCTCCCAGTGCTTAGAGCACAACTTGAGGTGCAGTCCGAGGCTGAGCCTGATTGGGACAATCTTTATAACGAAGACCCCATTGAGGCGGCGCGGTTAGAACGGCATTGGAATAAGTCTCGTCAAGAGCGAACCGCTAAACTTCAGGCTATTAATACTGAACAGCAGCGAGTTGCTGAAGAGATGACCAGAGAGCAACAGCGGGCATTGGCTGACATTGTGCAGTCAGAGCGCGCCAAACTCACCGACGTAATTCCTGAATGGAAAGACGAAGGTACAATGCAAAGCGAAGCTAAGGAACTTCGTGAATGGGCTATAAACAATGGGTTTAGCGAACGCGACCTAAGCGCACTTGTTCAAGCTAGTCACGTCTCAATCCTTCGCAAAGCTATGATGTTTGATAAGGGTTCAAAGAAAGTGGAGAAAGCGAAGGCACAGCCAAGAAAGGTTGCGCGGATCGTTCGCCCAGGTTCTTCAGGTACTCAAGTCAATACACGTTCCTCCGATGTAAAGAAAGCGTCCCAGCGTCTTGTGCGTACTGGCCGTATCGCTGACGCGGCGGCCCTCTTGGACAAACTCATTTAATAAGGATGTGAATAATGGCTATTGTAGCAAATACTTTTACCCGGTACTCAGCTATCGGTATTCGTGAAGACCTGTCGAATGTTATCTATAACATCTCGCCAGAAGAAACCCCGTTCATTTCGAACATCAGCCGCGAAAGCGTCAAGAATACCTACTACGAGTGGCAGACAGATGTCTTGGCTTCCGCCTCGGCTTCTAATGCTGCACTTGAAGGTGATGACATTTCTTCGTTCACTGCTGTTACGCCAACCAGCCGCGTTGGTAACTACACGCAGATCAGCACGAAGAACGTCGTTATCTCTGGTACGCTTGAAGCAGTCGATAAGGCTGGTCGTCGTAATGAAATGACCTATCAGCTTGCTAAGCTGGGTTCGGAACTGAAGCGTGACATGGAAAGCGCATTGCTTGCCAACCAGGCTTCTGTTGCTGGTAACACCACAACTGCACGTCGTACCGCTGGTCTACCTGCGTGGTTGACTTCGAACACCTCGTTCGGCACAGGCGGCGCGAACCCGACTGTTGGCTCGACTCCGACTGCTGCTCGTACCGATGGTACGCAGCGTGCATTCACGGAAGCCTTGCTGAAGACCGTTATCCAGAGCGTCTGGACTTCGGGTGGTACACCAAAGATGTTGATGGTTGGCCCGTTCAACAAGACCGCCGCTTCTGCCTTTACCGGCATTGCGACGCGCTATCGTGACGTTCCGGCTGGCCAACAGGCCCAGATCATCGGCGCTGCCGATGTGTATGTGTCTGACTTTGGTACTGTCAACATCGTTCCTAACCGCTTCCAGCGTGACCGCGATGCGTTCATCGTTGATCCCGATTACGCTGCGCTTGCTGTTCTTCGTCCAATCCAGAAAATGGACTTGGCGAAAACTGGTGACGCGGAAAAGGCACTGCTCCTCGTTGAGTATGGCCTGAAGGTCAACACACAGGCGGCTCACGGTATCGTAGCCGACTTGACCACCTCGTAAGAAGGTATAAATGGGTGAGGGGGCATAGTGCCCCCTCATCTAACTATTGAGGGTTTTATGACTAAACGCCTTATCAACGACGATGCTTTCACAGGCGTCAAAACTTTTTATGATTATGATGCCGGTAAGGACGAAGCGATCATCTCGAAAGAGCAAGACGTTTCCGCAATCATCGAGCAGAACAAGCGCGAGTTTAATGAAGCGCCGGAACGGTGGGGTGAGTGGTCAAAGGTTGGCAGCATCCCGATTTCAGTGTACTATGAACTTGAGCGCCAAGGTATTACGAAAGACCAAGAGCGCATGAAGAAGTGGTTGAATGATCCAGACAACCTTTACTTCCGCACAAGGCCGGGGACTGTTTAATGGCGATTACGACGTATTCAGAGTTGAAGACCGCAGTCGCCGATTGGCTCAATCGGTCTGATCTGACGACTGCTATTCCGAACTTCATCTCGCTTGCTGAAGCGCAGATGAGCCGCCAAATCCGTCACCGTAAGATGGTGTCGCGGGCGACCGCAACTATGGATACGCCGTACTTTGCTGTTCCTGCTGACTGGAAAGAAACAATTCGGTTCCAGTTGAACACAAACCCAATTACGCCGCTGCTTTATGTAACGCCAGAACAGCTTCTTGAAGACAGCCAAGCATACAGTGCTGGCGGTCAGCCGATGTTCTTCACAACTATCGGCCAGCAATTCGAAGTTTTGCCGCAACCCGATGGGTCTTATGCCGCAGAACTTCTTTATTACTCCAAGCTGACGGGCTTATCTGACGCAGCGCCGACTAATTGGCTTCTGACTGAAAGCCCAGACATCTACCTATACGGCACGCTGGCTCAGTCCTCGCCGTATCTAAAGGAAGATGAACGCACTGCCATCTGGACTTCTTTGTATGAGAAGCTGGTAGAAGATATGCGCATTGCCGACGAGCGGGCCCGTATTGGTTCGTCTAAACTTAAACCTCGCATAAGGACATTCGGATGAGTTTTTCTAATTATCTTGAGAACAAGGTTCTCCTCCATGTTTTCGGCGCAACGGCTTACACCGCGCCTGCGACTTTGTATGTGGCTCTGTTTACGTCTGATCCAGGCGAAACTGGTTCAGGCACGGAAGTCTCTGGTGGTTCGTATGCGCGTCAAACGATTACGTTTACCGTCACGGCCAACCAAGCGTCCAATACGGCGGCGGTTGAGTTCCCGACTGCAAGCGCATCATGGGGGACAGTAACCTATGCTGCAATCTTCGACGCTTCCACAACCGGCAACATGCTGGCCTATGGCGCGTTGACCACAAGCAAGACGATTGCAAGCGGTGACGTTCTCCGTATTCCTGCGGGCGACTTCGACATCAATCTGGACTAAGTAGATGGCTGGCTACGGCAGCGGCTTATACGGACGTGGTAATTACGGCATAGACCCTAAAGAGGCGTCTATTGCCGTAACTGCCACGTCTAGTGCTGCCGTAACCGCCAATCGTGTTCAAAGCATTTCCATCGCGTCTAGCGCGGTATCATCCACAACTGTTGTGGCGAATCGTGTCCAGAGCGTATCTGCGACATCAACGGCCACATCATCCACGACTGTCACCGCCAACCGGGTTGCGTTTGCGGCAATCACAACAACGGCAACATCTAGCGTCTCTGTCGCCGCTCAGAGGTTGGCTGTGGCCTCGATCACAGTTAATGCGCTGTCGTCTACATCTGTTACCGCCAATCGCGTCCAGAGCGTTTCTACGACCGTTAACGCCGCATCGTCGGTCAGCGTCTCGGCTATCCGCTACGCCAACATCGTGGTTTCATCAACGGCCACATCATCGACATCCGTTGCAGCGCAGAGAATTGCTCTTGCAAGCGTAACGGACACCGCGACATCGAGCGTGTCGGTAAACGTCAATCGGGTATTCGATGCGTCTATTGCATCAAACGCCACATCGTCAGTAAGCGTATCGCTTCAGGGCGTGTTCCTTGTAATCATTACATCGGATGCAACATCTTCAACAAGCGTGTCCGTAATTCGCCAGACGCCCGCTGCGGCTAATTGTAACGCACAATCTAGCGTCACGATTAACGGCACAAAGAAGTGGGAGCCAGAGCCAATCACGCCAGAAACGTGGACTGCTGCGGCTGATACGTCTGAAACTTGGACACCTATAGAAGTAATTGCAGAAACTTGGACACCGCAATCAATAACAAACGAGACATGGACACCAATTTCTGATACAGCAGAAATATGGCAGCAAGCTGCGTGAGGACTTAAATGGCTGATACAACCACAACAAACCTTGGATTGACTAAACCTGAAGTAGGCGCATCTGCCGATACTTGGGGGACAAAAGTTAATACCGATCTCGATCTAGTCGATGCGCTCTTTGCTGCGGCTGGTAGCGGAACCTCTGTTGGCTTAAATGTCGGAGCAGGCAAGACGCTGGCCATCGCCGGTAACGTCTCCGCCAATGGCGCGACGATCAGCCCAACCGAACTCAGCTATCTGGACACTGTTTCTTCAAACATCCAGACGCAGCTTAACGCCAAAGAGCCAACAATCACTACGCTTACTGTCGCCAAGGGTGGCACAGGAGCCTCAACGCTCACCTCTGGTTATCTGGTTAAGGGTAACGGCACATCTGCTGTCAGCGCGTCTGTGGTCTACGACACTGGCACGAACGTCGGGATTGGTACGGCTTCGCCGGGTTCAAAACTGGATGTATCATCTAGTTCTTTTAATATCGTTGCTTCTCGGTCTACTGGTGGCTTTGCAGCGTTTCAACGCTTTGCGCCAACGGGTCAACAAGCGTATGACTTCTACAACATTAACGGTGTAGAAGCGGCGCGTATCACGGTAGATGGCTCCAACTTCATGGCGTTTTCTACGGGTTCAGCCTCAGCAGAACGTATGAGAATTGACGGTACTGGTTTAGGAATTGGGGTAACAAACCCACAGCAACTTTTAGCTGTTGGCAATACCACAGATCAGGTCGGTGCGGGCGTATCTGGTGCTGTCACAACCGTATATTTTGGAACACCAAGCAACACTGCGGGAGCCATAAAACGTATAGCGTATGACCGCGCTGCGGGTACTTTAAACTTTATTGGTGGCAGCGTTGCCAGCCCTTCAACTCACATGACATTGGACACCAACGGCAACGTCGGGATTGGTACGAGTTCGCCGAGTTACAAATTAGTAGTTTCGGCAGCATCTAATACTAACCCTATTGCCGTAATCAGCGGGTCAACAAAAGGCCTCCGTCTTGGGGCTGATACTAACGGTGGTATCATTGAAGGCGTTGATAATACCGGAGTTGGGTCATTTCAGCCGCTGACACTTGGCGGTGCCGATATAAGGTTTACCACCTCTACCACAGAACGTATGCGCGTCACCAGCGCGGGCCTTGTCGGGATTGGCACGAGTTCGCCACAGGTTGCCCTCCACGTTTCATTTGCCGACCAATCAACCAATCGCATTCGTCTTCAAAATACCGGTTCTGGCGGCGGAAACTTTGACATTATTGGCGGTCTTGCTGGCGCAAGCAATGCTGGCCTTTCGTTCTTTGATGTAACTAACTCTGCAACCCGCATGGTCATCGACAGCAGCGGCAACGTCGGAATCGGCACTACAAACCCTTCCTCATCTACTCTTTCGCAAGGGGTGGGCATCACCGGAAACTCCGCCCCAGCCATGTTTATGGGCCATGCAAACGGCACGGCCAGCGGCGCGACATATATTGGCTTTGTGTATAACTCTACCGCCATTGGCTCAATTACGCAGAGCGGCACAACTGCGGTTCTGTACAACATTACATCCGATGCTCGTCTTAAAGAAAACATTGCCAACGCGGATGATGCGGCCAGCCTAATAGATGCACTTCAAGTACGGAAGTTTGACTGGAAAGCAGATAACCATCACCAACGCTATGGCTTCATTGCGCAGGAACTGCTTGAAGTCGCACCAGAGGCAGTACACCAGCCAGCAGACCCAGACGAAATGATGGCAGTGGACTATTCAAAGCTGGTCCCGATGCTGGTCAAGGAGTTGCAATCAGTGCGGGCGCGTCTCGCCGAACTAGAAGGAAAGTAAAATGGCAGTTGTAAACACATGGAGCGTTGTTCAGCTTGACGCATACCCAGAGTTCGATGGTAATACAGAAGTAGTCTTCACCGTACATTGGACATTAAATGGTACGGACGGCGAACACGCTGGCAGCGTATACGGATCGTCCGCTGTATTGCTTAACGAAGGTGGCACGTTCGTCCCCTATGCCTCGCTGACTGAAGCACAGGTAATCGGCTGGGTTAAAGAAGCACTTGGCGAAGAAGCTGTTGCTGGTTTTGAAGCCAGCGTTGCAAAGCAGATCGAAGACCAGGCCAACCCGCCTGTCGTGCATCCCGCGCTTCCTTGGTAAGGTTACCTGTCGATGGACATGAACTTTGGCTTCGACACGCTCCTCACACTTATCGCTGGCGTCTTCGCCATCATTGGCGTGTGGACTAAGTTAAGCAACCGCCTCGCAATTCTGGAAACCAAGCTAGACTTTGGTGACGAGAAGTTCAACGTTATAGACAAGAAGTTTGATGAGGTGATGATACACCTCCGCCGGATTGAAGACAAACTAGACCATAAGGCTGACAGATGAGCTTCTTAAAAGACTTTGAAAGTAAGCAAGACGGTGTGAATGACACCGTTGAGTTTGTTATTCGCGTGGCCATCGTCACGCTATCGGCAGTTATCCTCGTGGTTGTGCTTGCGCTTGTTGTTGGGCTGTTTGTGTCGAACGACCTTGTGAGCAGCGCGGCTATCCTTGATACGGTTAACCCTGCGTTTCAGACAATCATCGGTGCGTTTGTCGGTCTACTAGGTGGCCTTAGCCTCAACGCCAATGCGCGTGATAAGAAGCCTGAAGAACCAGAACCTCAACCAGAAGCACCCAAAGCCTACGACGACCCAAACGGTGCGGTCTTTATCGACACACCTGATGAGGACGACGACATGGAGCCGTGGGAAAAGTATCGCAACGACTTGCGCTACGACGCCAATGGCGACGGCGTGGTTGACGCAGACGACTTTCCTGACTGGCGCAAGCCAGCAGTATAATGGCGGGCGATCTTTCCACGGTTGAACTAATCGGCCAGCTTTGGCCGCTAGTTCTTGCGTTTATATCACTGGTCATCATTCTCGCCAAGATGGATGTGCGGCTGGGCATGGTAGAAGAGAAGATCAAGACGCTCTTTGAATTGTGGAATAAGGGAAAAGATAAGTGAGCCTTGTTGAACTGCAAAAGAAAATAGGGGTAACAGCAGATGGTGCATTCGGCCCAGGCACGTTTAAGAAAGCTGCGGCTTTTTATAAACTATCACCTGATCGTGCTGCACATTTCTTTGCTCAAACTGCGCATGAAAGTGGCGGCTTCAAAGCATTCTCGGAGAATTTGAATTATGGTGCAAAAGGTTTACGCGGCATTTTTGGAAAGTATTTCCTTACTGATGCAATGGCTAGGGCGTATGAACGTCAGCCAAAAAAGATTGCTAATCGGGTATACGCAAACCGCATGGGCAATGGCGATGAAGCGTCTGGGGATGGTTGGAAGTTCCGTGGACGTGGCGCTCTCCAACTTACTGGCAAAGCAAATTACCAAGCTTTCGCAAACTACATCGGACGACCCGAAGTAATGCACGATCCCGACCTTGTGTCGGGTGAACTCTGCTTTGAAAGCGCGTTGTGGTTCTTCGACAAGAACAGACTATGGTCAATCTGTGACCAAGGTACAGGCGACGGGGCCATTCTGGCGCTGACAAAGCGCATCAATGGTGGTACGCATGGCCTTGATGATCGCAAGGCAAAAACAAAGAAGTACGCCGCATGGCTTTAATTAACCCGCTTATGATATACGGACTAGCGGGCGCTTTGGTCATTGGTGTAGCCTCTGGCTACAAAGTCCGTGATTGGCAGTGCGATGCCGCTTATTCCAAAGCACTGGAAAAAGCTGAAAAGCAGCGCCAGCAAATGCAAGGAAAAATAGATGAGGTTTCTACGCTTTACCAAGCCGAGCAAGATAAAGCCGATGTGGTGGTCGCCGGAGAGCGAGAGACAATCCGCGAGATTTACAAGACTTTACCTGCCGTCTCTGCTGATTGTACTCCTGATCCTCGTGTTGTCGGGCTGCTCGAAGGCGGTGTCAATCGTGCCAATGCCGCCGCCGCCAGCGAACCTAGCGAGTAATTGTCCGCCTCTGCCTAATCCTCCTTCAACTTTGATCGACCCAGAGCGTGCAATTTGGGAAGTAGATATACTTGCAAAATACGGAGACTGCGCGTTGCGTCACCGCCGAACAATAGAAGCATGGGAAGAGGCTGTAAAAATCCCCAAAAAGTGATATAAGAACTTTAGTCTTAGACACAGGTAATTAAATGGCGCTTATCCCTATCAGTATCCCGCCGGGTGTATACCGCAACGGAACCGAACTTGACAGTTCCGGCCGGTGGTATGACGTGAACCTTGTGCGCTGGGTTGAGGGGATGATGCGTCCCGTTGGTGGGTGGCAGGCACGAACCACAACCGCTCTTAGCGGCAAAGCCCGTGGCATGATCTCGTGGCGCTCTAATAACAGCACCCGCTATATCAGCGTCGGCACGCATTCCAAACTCTACGCCATCACACAGTCTAGTGTGATCGTGGACATCACCCCTGTCGGGTTTGTTGTCGGCAATGCGAATGCTACTGTCGGTGGCGGCTATGGCGTTGGTCTTTATGGTGCAGGCTATTACGGCACGCCGCGTCCAGACGTTGGCGTTGTTACTCCTGCCACTACATGGACGCTTGATACATGGGGCGAGTATCTCCTTGGTTGCTCAAACTTTGACGGCAAGATTTATGAGTGGCAGTTGGACACGGCAACGCCAACAAAAGCTGCGGCGCTAACGAATGCGCCAACATCTAACACAGGCGTTCTTGTCACTAACGAACGCTCAGTGTTTGCTCTTGGCGCGTCTGGCAATCCGCGTAAGATTGCATGGTCTGATTTTGAGAACAACACAATCTGGACAGCAGCGTCAACGAACCTTGCCGGTAGCCTAGAGTTACAAACGAGTGGTAAAATTATTACAGCCAAGCGTGTTCGTGGCCAGGTTCTCGTTCTCACGGACATTGACGCGCACGTTGTGTCCTATGTCGGCCAGCCATTTGTATATACATCTGAGTTTGCGGGTCGTGCGTGCGGCCTTGCTGGGCCTAACGCCATTGCTGTTCAAGATAACTTTGCGGTCTGGATGGGTTCGCGTGGCTTCTACATGTACGACGGCTACATCAAAGCTGTGCCGTGCGAAGTGTCGGACTATGTATTCTCCGACATCAACCAAGCGCAGATCAGCAAGGCTTACGCCGTCAACAACTCACAGTTCGATGAAGTATGGTTCTTCTACCCATCTGCATCAAGCCAAGAGAATAACCGCTATGTGATCTGGAACTATGTCCAGAACAACTGGTCTATAGGAAGCCTCGGCCGTTCTGCTGGGATTGATCGTGGCGTGTTTGCTAACCCGTTGATGGTAGCGGATGACGGCTATATCTACGATCACGAGATCGGCATGAACCACGGTACGGAAAGCGTGTACGCCGAGACAGGGCCAGTGCAGATTGGACAGGGCGATAATATCTTGTACATTAACGAGATGATCCCAGACGAACGCAATCAAGGCGAAGTCACTGCGACCTTCTCTTCGCGTTATTATCCAAATGGCGTTGAGCAGACCTTCGGCCCCTATACCCTGACTAACCCCACATCTGTGCGCTTCAACGGCCGACAAATCCAGATGAAGGTGACTGGCGTTGGCAACGCTGATTGGCGGGTGGGGACGCAGCGGCTTAACGCTATACCGGGTGGGCGTCGATGAGACTGAAACTCCCAACTCCTCCGGCGCAATACGATCCGCTATATGAGGCGCAACGTAACCGCCTGATTGAGCAAGCGATGAATATGAAGTATACGATGGGTGAAGATGTGTTTATTCACCCGCCAGCTAGATTGATCTTGGTCGATGCAGACGGACATCATGTTGAAATTTATGTAACTCATTCTGAACAAGTCAAAGCGCAGCA